GTAAATGGAGGAGTGTATGAAGTCATCGTCAGGCAAGTCGTTCACCATCTGGTCGGATAACCCCAAGATGAATACCGCCCCCCGCCCTACTATTCGTGGCTACAAGGACGGCGGCAAAGTGATTGACACCCGCCCACCAGTTAAATCAACCGGTAAAGGGCGAACTAATGAGACAGACGGAACTCGCATTGGGATAAGGTATACCGAGTACGACACCACGATGGAAGCAGAGGAGAAAGCGCCTCAAGTATTTGCTGGGCAGGCCCCTAAAGTTTCCTCGATGCGAGAAATATCTAAGCCTAGCGATGTGCAGTATTGGGGTGCGCAGCATAAAGATGAGGCTAGTAGGATTACCCAAGAGCGGTATGACGCTTACAACCGCCGTGTACGCAACGAGGCTATCCGCACTGGCAACCCCATGCCGGGTGAGAGCCGTGCAAGTGCGACAGCCTCTCCGATCGGTGAGATGGTGCAAAAGAAAGCCGTGCATTACGGCTCTAAAGTTCTTGAGCCTGTGAAAGTTCAGGAGCGGATTGAGCAAGTGCGACAAGATATGCAGTCTAAACTTGAGCAGTCGCCTTACTATACCAACAAGGCCACAGCGATCGCAGAGTTGGAAGAACAACTCAAGCGTCGTAAAAAGAAGGAAGACTAATGGCTGCTGGACTGACACTCCTTCGTGTAGTTGACAACGCTACCTTGGTTCGCCAAGAGAAGGAGGCGGCAGAGCGCGCCCTACAGGAGCGCCAGAGCCAGCCATTGATGCTTGGCCTTACGGAACACCTACGAGCATGTTGGGATGTAGCCCAGCAGGCTAAGAAGCCCATCGAGCAGAAGATGCTCATGGCATTGCGGCAGCGCAACGGTGAGTACGAAGCCGACAAACTCAAACAGATTCGCGATCAGGGTGGCTCGGAAATCTTTATGATGATTACCGAAGTCAAGTGCCGTGCGGCTGAGTCATGGCTCAGAGACATCCTGCTGGATACCGGCACACCTCCATGGGACTTGGCGGCTACGCCCATCCCTGACCTGAACCCTAAGGCCAGCCGTGAGATTCAAGACATCTTCGCCAACAAGGTGTTGGAGATTGTGCAGAAGACTCAAGAGGCTCAGTCGGTCGATGAGATGGCGGAACTCAAAGAGATCATCTCGCAGGACTACAGGTTCAAGATTCTCCAAGAAGCACAGAACCGCGTAGACCGCATGAAGATTAAGATCAGTGACCAGTTCGCTCAAGGCGGCTGGGCTAATGCGTTCAATGACTTCGTGACTGATCTTGTAACCTACCCCACGGCTTTCATCAAAGGCCCGATCGTGCGCAGACAGCGCCACTTGGGTTGGGAGCAGGACGAGACAGGGCGCACAGTGGTTAAGGCTTCTGAGCGCATCGCGCCTGAGTACGAGCGGGTTGATCCCTTCCGTATTTATCCTGAGCCGGGCATCACGACGATCAACGAGGGCTACCTGTTCGAGCATCATCCGCTGACTCGGATGGACTTGGCTGACTTGATTGGTGTGCCGGGCTACGACGAGGATGCCATCCGCAAGGTCTTGGAGGTTGGCAACGGTCAATCTTGGATCAGTGAGGATGTTGAACTCATCAAGAACGAGGAGGAGCGCAAGTACTACTCCTACATGCGGCCGACCGAAGTATTCGACGCCCTTGAGTTCTGGGGTAAGGTCAGTGGCAAGATGCTCATCGAGTGGGGCATGTCAGAGGATGAAGTTCCTGACGAGGCTCAAGAGTACGATGCGAATGTCTGGATCGTGGGCAACTATGTCATCAAGGCTGTGCTCAACTACGATCCGCTAGGGGAGAAGCCGTATGCAAAAACTTCTTTCATCAAGTGCCCGGGTGCTTTCTGGGGTAAAGGAATCCCTGAGATCATCGAAGATATACAAAATGTTTGTAACGCTGCCGCCCGTGCGCTCGTTAACAACATGGGTATCTCGTCTGGGCCGCAGGTCGAGGTAAACCTTGAGCGTATCCCACCCAACGAGGACATCACACAGATGCACCCGTGGAAGATATGGCAAGTTACCAATGATCCCGTGGGTTCGAGCGCTCCTGCTGTACGCTTTACACAGCCGGATGACAATGCCAACACCCTCATGGGTGTCTACGATCGGTTCAGCAAACTGGCTGACGACCACTCCGGCATCCCGTCTTATGTGTACGGCGACCTGAATGTTCAGGGGGCTGGGCGCACTTCGTCGGGGCTATCCATGCTGATGGGTGCTGCTGGTAAGGGCATCCGCCAAGTTGTGATGCACATCGACAGCGATGTGGTCAAACCTATTGTTCATCGTCAGTTCGTGTACAACATGCGCTACGACGAAGACGAGTCCATTAAAGGCGACGCTGAGATTGTGGCTAGAGGTGCAGTTAACCTCGCCATCAAGGAAACCGTCAATGTTCGCCGTATCGAGTTTCTTAACGCAACCGCCAATCCGATTGATGCGGAGATTCTTGGCAAGGAAGGCCGTGCAGCGATTCTTCGCGAAGTGGCTAAAGGGTTGCAAATGCCTACAGACGACATCATTCCGTCTCGGGAGAAAACTGCTTTTGCAAGTCGCATTGCGGCTACGCAGCAGCAGGCTCAGTCTGCGCAAGCAACGCAGCCTGATGGTTCTCCCAAAGGTGGTCAAGATGGCAATGTAGTTTCTGGCCCTAGTGGGAGATAACGGTGGTTAAACCTGATCCCAAAGTTGTGAAGGCTCTAGCCATTTCGGTGAGACAGTATCCAGAACTTCTGGACTGGATCAAGGAGTGGCGTTATCACGAGTTGGAGCAACTTCCTAGTGCCGTAAACAACCCTGCACTTTTACAAGGGCGGTGTCAGGTGTTGGCAGAACTGTACAAGTTCGCAAAGGAAGCCCCTGAAATAGCGGCAAAGTCATCCTGAGACTCGCCGTCTAGTCACGCATACCGATAGGAGCGTTTAACCATGGCACTACCAGAGCAAATTCGCAAACAGACCGAGGCAGTACAGGAGTTGTACAAGCAACTTAACGGCGACGAAACCAATGGCGAGGCAACCCCTCTAGCCGACGGTGGAACTTCGTCCCCTGAGAACAACGCTGCTACTCCAGCACCAGCCGACGATAACTCTGCGTCGAATAATGCTGCTCCGTCACACGGGAACGAGCAATCCCACAGTGACCCAAGTGCAGAGAACGACCCCAATTCTGAGACTTATGCTCAGAAATGGAGAACCCTGCAAGGCATGTATAACGCTGAAGTCCCGAGACTGCACTCGCAGAATCGCGAACTTAATAGCCGAGTACAGCAGATGGAACAGTTGTTGGCTTCATTATCTGCGCAACCTAGGCAATCTGAGCAACCCGTCAATGTTGCCCCGCTTGTTACTGACAATGATGTAGCCGAGTACGGCGAGTCGTTGGATGTAATGCGTCGGGTTACACGCGAGGAGTTGTACCCAGTTGCCAGCAAGATTGCACAGTTGGAGCAAGTCATTCGCCAGTTGCAAACCAATGTCGTACCACAAGTACAGGCAGTGGCCCAACGGCAGGCGATGACCGCAGAACAACAGTTCTGGTCTGATTTGTCGGGCGCGGTTTCTAATTGGCGGGATATCAACGACGACACGGCTTTTCAGTCGTGGCTGTTGGAGGTTGATCCGCTGACTGGCATTAGCCGTCAGACTTACCTTGAGGATGCTCAGCGCAATCTCGATGTTCGTCGTGTCGCTAGTTTCTTTCAAACTTGGAATGAGTTGACTGGCAAAGCCAATGTTGCTCAGACAAACCGTCGTAATGCGTCTGCTTCAGAACTGGAGCGTCAGGTGGCTCCCGGTCGTTCTAAGAACACCGGCACACCTAGCAACGGTAGCGCTAAGACATATAGCCCGGATGACATCAAGAAGTTCTTTAACGATGTTCGCTCGGGTAAATATCGAGGCCGTGAAGCAGAGCGTGATCGAATCGAGCGCGACATTTTCGCTGCACAGCGAGATGGTCGCATCACCGTTAACGCCTGATTAGAGGAGTTTCAAAATGACTTTCCCCGTTTCTTCTGGCCGCCCCAACTACAGCGGCAACTTCATTCCCGAGATTTGGTCGGGCAAACTGATCGAGAATTTCTACGACGCAACTGTGTTGGCTGCTATTTCCAACACGGATTACGAAGGTGAGATTCGTAACATGGGTGACACGGTTAACATCCGTACCACTCCTGAGATCACCATCAAAACCTATGTCAAGGGCCAGACGCTGAGCGTTGAAAATCCTGACAAACCCAAACTCCAACTCGTGATCGACAAGGGCGAGTACTTCGCTTGCGTTGAGGACGATGTGGATAAGGTTCAGTCGGACATCAATCTGATGGACACTTGGTCGAAAGACGCTTCCGAGCGTATGAAGATCAAGATCGACCAGCGCGTTCTGACCGATATCCTTCCTGATATCGCTGCTGCCAACAAGGGTGCGAGTGCTGGCCGTATTACTGCCAACATCAACCTTGGTACTTCTGGCTCTGCTGTTGCCATCTCCAAGACCAATGTCCTCGACTACATCGTTGACATGGGTACTGTTCTTGACGAAGCCAACTGCCCTGAGGGCGACCGCTTCATGGTGATCCCTGCCAAGATGGCTGGCTTCATCAAGAAGTCTGACCTCAAGGATGCTTCGATCACTGGCGACAGCATCTCTGTTATTCGTAACGGTCGTCTGGGCCAAATTGATCGCTTTACCGTCTACATGTCTCACAACCTGAGCGTGGCGTCTGGTAAGTTCAGCATCATCGCCGGTCACAAGATGGGCTTCACTTTCGCATCGCAGATGACGAATATGGAAACCATCCGTTCCGAGACAACCTTCGGCAACATCATCCGTGGCCTGCAAGTCTATGGCTACAAAGTGGTGAAGCCTGAGGCTTTGGCTCAGGGCATCGTTACCTTGGCCTAATTGGTGGAGGGCTTCGGCCCTCCCCTTTTCAAACTTTTTAGGAGATTCAAATGGCTACATATACTGATTCGCTGGGCTTTGACAAAGGCTCTGCTGGGTTCCACGCTGCTGGTTTGACGAAAGTCAATCGTGTGGAAGTTGAGATGGACTTCGCTGCTATCGCTGCCGCCCGTACTGCTGCTGGTGCTACTGCTCTGGCTTCTGGCGATGTGCTTGAGGCGATTCCTTTGCCCGCTAAAACCTTGGTTCTGCATGTCGGCGTTGATGTTACGACCGCCGGTACTGGCAGTCTGACTCTTGATATTGGTGACGGCAGCGACGCTGATGGCTACCTTGACGGAGTTGCTGCGGATGCAGTGGGTTCTTTCTGCTCGGCTTTGGCTTTGGCTGAAGGCACTCCCAACACGATCGTGGGTTACGGCAACGGCAAGTACTACTCTGCTGCTGACACCCTTGACATCAAGTTGGTAGGCTATGCCCCCGGCAATCTGGTCTGCCGCATGTGGGCCTTGGTTGTTGACGCAGCCTAAGTGTTGAACTGGACGGGGGCTTCGGCCCCCTCCTTCTAGGAGAACAAGATGGCTAAGGTGCTGAAGAAATCCGAGATGGCCTGTAATTCTCCTAAGAGAACGCCTAGCCATCCGACCAAATCGCATGTAGTCAAGGCTTGTACAAACGGGCAGGAAAAGATTATTCGTTTTGGGCAACAAGGCGTAGAGGGTGCGGGCAAGAACCCGACCTCCGCCAAAGACAAAGCCCGCAAGAAATCGTATTACGCAAGACATAACGCGCAAGACTCAAACCCAAGTAAACTATCGGCTAGATATTGGTCACATAAGGTGAAATGGTAATGGCTGCTTCCAAACCCAACAACGCTGCTCTTTGGTCTAAGGTGAAGTCCGAGGCCAAGAAGAAGTTTGATGTGTACCCAAGTGCGTATGCAAATGCTTGGGCGGCTAAGACTTATAAGGCACGGGGCGGCTCATGGTCTGGTGCTGACAACCGGGTGAAGAAGCGTGGCTAAGGGCGGACTCGGCAAGTGGTTCGGCGAGAAGTGGGTCGATGTAAAGACCGGCAAGGACTGCGGTCGCTCCGGCTCAGAGAAGTCTAAGCGCGGGTATCCCGCGTGCCGACCAGAGGCTGCTGCCAAAAAGATGTCGTCGTCTGAGAAACAGGCAATGGCTAGTAAGAAAACCGGGCCTACGAGACAATCATGGCCTGTGTCCCCATCAGGAAAGAGGAAAGGAAAATAAATGGCACGCTACCTACGCAACATCAAAGACGGCTTCATCTACGACTGGAACCCCATTCTGGCCGAGAATCCAATGTGTGAAGAAGTCACCGAGGAAGAAGCCTTCCCTGAGAACTTTGTTCCCAAAGCACAGAAGGGCCGCAAGAGCGCCCTGAAGTTGGACACCCCTGAGGATGTTATCCCCGAGGCTCCTGCTGGCAACGAAGAACTTAACGCCGAAGCATCTAAGGGATTACCCGAATGATACTCAACGATGTAATCACTGAGGTTCGTCGCATCCTCCAAGACATCAACGCACCGCAGCGTTACAGCGACGCGGTGTTGTTGGGCTTCGCCAACCAAGCGTTGAAGCGGATTGCTGTGTTGCGCCCTGACCTCTTTGCTTACATGGGCGAGATACCTACAACGGCAGGGGCCGTCATCCAGTCCGCTCCAGCGGATTCCATCCGCATCATGGAAATCTTCCAAGTTAAAGACGGGGCGGGGGTAACTGAAGTTAGCCGCGACTCATTGGATGAAACCTACCCCGGTTGGATGAACGATGCGGCTGGCCCGACTGTTAATTGGATGCGGCATGTGCGTAACGCCAACCGCTTCTTCATCTACCCCAAAGCCCCGGCCAGCCAGATTTTAATTGGTGAGTACGCACAAACACCACCGGAATACACCGGCAGTCAGACTGTTGCGCTACTTCCCAATGCGTACTTCCCAGTCGTAGTGGATGCGACAGTCTTTATCGCGGAGTCGGTGGACAACGAGCATGTCAACTCCAACCGCGCTCAACTATTCCAGCAGTCTTTCACTCAGGCTCTAGGCGTCAGCGCTCAGAGCCGTCCGATTACGGACACTGAGGAGTCTGGTCTACCTCCCGATCTGGTGATCTAAATGGCTACTCGTACCTTCCTATCCCTCGCTACACGCCTTGCAACAAGCGTTCCGGGCTGTCCGCAGCCCGTCATCGTGCAGTATGTTCGTGATGCTGCGATCGAAGTGTGCGAGCGCACCCTGTCTTGGCGGTACATGCAGCCTATTATTAGGGTTACCCCGGGGGTATATGAGTATCCTTACACCAATCCTACAGGGTCTGAGGTGCATGCGTTCCTCACAGCGACCATTAACGGCGAGCATTTAGAGCCTGTGACCCTCGAACAATTGGCAGGAATGTACCCTGATTGGCCTAGCACGGCGGTTGATAAGCGGGCTGACCCCCGTCTGATCTGCCAAATTGACCCAGATAACTTCGTAATTGCCCCAATTCCTGACGATTCCAAGGTCTACGATATCAAGATGATCGTGGCTTTGAAGCCTCTGCGGGACTCTACAGGTATGGATAAGACTGTGTTTGATGAGTTGGAAGACACCATCATGCACGGTGCGCTGCAACATCTTCTGGTGCTGCCAGATAAGCACTGGTCAGACAGAGAACTGGCTGCGTATCACTCGAAGCAGTACCTTTACAAAACCACTGAGCGTAGAGCACGGGCCAACATTGGGGCAGCACGAGCCACAATGACCGTTAAGATGCGCCCATTCGCATGAGGTAGATATGGCTACAGATGTCATTCGCTTAGTTTCTGGGGACGAGAGGCCAGTCGTTATCGTTACGCTAACGGATGACATTACTGGGGGAGTCGTTGATCTTAGTGCGGCGTCCACAACAGTCTCGATCAAATTCCGTGCGGCCGGTACAACGACCGTACTCTCCACAATAACTTGCTCTAAGTTGAGCGGGGGAACTACCGGTCAGGTGCAGTTCGACTTCACAGGTGGTGTACTAGATGTAGACCCCGGCCCTTACGAGGGGGAGATTCAGATCAGTTTCAACGGACAGATTCAGACTGTCTTTGATGTCCTGCGCTTTGTGGTGAGGGATAACTTCTAATGGCAAACATCCGGGCCTCCGCCGTTGCTGTATCAGTTCTAGCCGCCGCATTGTCGGCTGGGACGGTCTCGGCTTCGCAGAGTGTCCAGAGTGTGTCGGCCTCAGTCCGTGCCCCGACAATTTCAGCCAGCGTGTTCCTTGTACCGCTCAAGGTATTGGAGGAGCAGCAGGTATTCATGTCTGACTTCCGGGCGTTGTCTGTTGACACGATAGCGATTGAAGTTTCGATTGCAACAGATGATGTTGCGATCACAACAGAAAAGGCGCTGACCGACTCTGTGACTGTGGTCGAGACGGCTTTCCGGGCGATCAATTCCACGATCGACTTTGACCCGAGCGACCCAGACGCTGACCCCGATCCGATCTTTGTGGCTGAGGCTAATGCCAAGGATGTAGGGAAAACCCTAACAGATGCTGCGGCTGCTATCGATGCAGACGCTAAGACAGTCGGTAAAGCCGAGTCAGACTCTGTAAGCGTTGCAGAGGCAATCAATACCAAAGATATTGGTAAGAGTCTGACGGATGCGGCTACCGCTGCCGACGCAGTAAACGAAATCGCGGTTGACAAGCCGCTGACGGATGCTGTGACTGTCGCTGAAGCCAGCGCCAAAGAACTTACTCGACCCGATGTTGCCGACTCGGTGACTGCGGCTGACGACTCCTTCCGTTCGCCGGGGTTGGGTAAGACTGACTCGGTGACTGCGGCGGATTCATTCGGCCCGTTTGACATCGGTAAGAACCCAAGCGACTCAGTGACTGCGGCAGAGACTGACGCCAAGTCCATCGACAAGCCACTGACCGATACAGTTGCGATAACTGATTTCGTGGTCAAGACACCGGCCTATGTGTTCGACTTCGATACGCTCGATGCTGACGCTGACCCAGACCCGGTAACAGTTGCTGAAGTAGCGAACTACTCTGTCGGCAAGTACCTAATAGATAGCATCACGATAGGAGATCAAAAAGTACTCTCCTTTACAAAGGTGTTAACTGACAGCGCGACTATGGGGGATTCGCTTGTTACGAATCTAATACTTGGTATCACCACCCCGTACTTTGACTTCGCGTTTGCTTCAGACGAGAAGTTTACCTACCGCCCAACGCTGGGCATGATTAACGAACATTTGATTCACGAACCCCTGATAAACGGCGAATTTGTGCTGACAACCAACCCCAATGCTGGTATCGTTTATACGATCCGCACGGAGTCGGAGTTCACTTTCGCTGGTTACCAGATCAACGGCAACCAACTAAACTAAGGAGTAAACCATGTTGCAAGATTCCATTAAAGTCACGGGCAACCTCAAGGTTGTTCTTACCGGCCCGGACGGTCAAGTTAAAGACGAGCAGGAGTTTAAGAACCTCGTAGTCACTACGGGCAAGAACTTTATCGCCTCGCGAATGAAAGATACAACCGATGCTGCTATGTCGCACATGGCTATCGGCTCTGGTACAACTTCTGCGGTTGTTGGCGACACAGCACTTGAAACTGAACTCGGTCGTGTGTCTCTGACTTCTACAACTGTTACCAGCAACAGCGTGGCTTATGTGGCTACCTTCCCTGCCGGTACGGGTACTGGTGCTGTGACTGAGGCAGGCATCCTGAACGCTTCATCTTCTGGCACGCTGCTTTGCCGCACTGTGTTCTCGGTGATTAACAAGGGCGCTGCTGACACGCTCGGTATTACTTGGACAGTCACTGTGAATTAGGTCTAGCCATGAGCAAATGGGACACGATAGATATGACGGTTGACCAACGCTTCTGGCACTATGTCCAGAAGCAGGATGGCTGCTGGCTATGGATGGGGGCCAAAGTCCCCTCTGGGTACGGGCGGTTTAAGTTTTTAGGCTCTACCGTACCAGCCCATCGTGTTGCGTACGAACTTACAAAGGGCGATCCTGCTGAGTTCCATGTTTGCCATAAGTGCGACAACCCAGCGTGTGTGAATCCTGACCATTTATTCCTTGGCACTGACGCGGACAACCATGAGGACAAGGCTAAGAAATTGCGTGCTGGAAAAGTTCTAACACCTGAGCAAGTTAAGCAGATCAAAGAAACATTATCAGGTAACTATAGGCCGCTACACTTGATAGCAGAGGAGTATGGTGTGTCCCGCAAATCTATCCAACGGATTAAGAATGGGCAGTACTGGAGGTACGCATAATGGGAATCAAAGTCGCTAACAACGCGTTCGGTACGCTCGCTGCAAGTATTACGAACAGCGATACAAGTATCACGCTGACTACTGGTCAGGGTGCTAGATTCCCCTCCCTTGGTGCTGGGGACTACTTCTACGCTACGCTGATCGACACCTCTAACAACTTAGAGATTGTCAAGTGTACGGCTCGCTCTACTGATGTACTAACAGTTGTGCGTGCGCAAGAGTCAACAACGGCTCGTGCGTATTCGGCTGGTGATCGGATTGAGATTCGGATAACGGCTCAGACCTTCTTAGACGCCGCGACTATCCCCGACGGCGACAAAGGCGACATCACTACATCTAGTTCTGGGGCTACTTGGACGATTGACAATGGGGCAATCGTAGAGGCGAAGATTGCTAATGGCGCTGTCACTGCTGCCAAGTTGGCATCTACGCTAGACCTTACCGGCAAGACTGTGACGCTGCCTGCTGGTGTGGGTGGCAAGGTGTTGCAGGTAGTGACAAATTCCCCAGCAAGTGCTGCTCTCTATACACAGTCTGTTACTAGTTTTAGCGAAATAAGTACGGATTACAGAACTTCCATAACTCCAATATCTAGTAGCAGCAGGCTAATTATTGAATGGGTTGGGTTGGTTGGTGGGAACAACAGTGCAAACATCTCAACAATGCGATTTTGGGATGTTACTAATAACGCAAGTGTTGGTTTGTCAGGGTTTGGTCTTGGTAATCGGTCAATTGGTCACGGCTCTTTCCGACAAGTTAATACTGACCTAAACGATCGAGATAATATAACTTTGCGGGCTGTTGTCACAAGCGATAGTACATCCGCTAGAACATACACTATTCAGCATTTTTCAGAAAGCGGGGTTACAAAATACTTTAACGCTACTGGAACAGACAATAGCGGATGTTCGTATGTGAAGTGGCACTTCACCATTACAGAGGTGGCAACATGAACAAGCGTTTTTCTATAGGTGAAGCCCTTGCCAGTCTTGGCGTAAAAGAGTGGGTTCTAAGTAACGAACCAACCAACGAAGTTGAGTTTCTCCAATACTTTTCAAAGGTAATTGGCGTAGACGAAAACCAAAACGCGGTTTTATCGAATAATTTTGTTGATTTTGGTGTGACATGGAGCGAGGTTCAGGCCGAGATCACCCGCCTAGAAGCCGACTACGCAGCCAAGCAATTCCAGCGTGATAGAGTAAAAGAGTACCCCCCAATCGGGGATCAGTTAGATGCTTTGTGGAAAGGCGGCGAGGCTGCTGCTGAAATGTTAGCGAAGGTACAAGCCGTTAAGGCTAAGTACCCGAAGGAGTAATCAATGGCACATTTTGCAAAAGTTGTTGATGGCATCGTGACGCAAGTGATTGTGGCTGAGCCTGAGTTTTTTGAAACCTTTGTGGATTCCAGTCCCGGGCAATGGATTCAGACTTCGTACAACACCCGTGGTGGCGTTC